GCACCGCCAACGGATATCGCAATCCTGACTGGCAGGCTCAGTGCGTAGCCAGCAGTTGCCTGTCCACCTGCACCTGACCCATCAAGGCGTCGACCTGGGCGTCTCGGCGTTCGACCAGTCCGACAAGCTGGCCAACCACGCCCGCGCCTTCGCCAGCAAGGGCTGCGAGTCGCTGGTGCTGATCTGCGAGATCTCGGCAGGCAGCGGCGTCACCGGCAAGCTGGGCGTTACGGGTGGCGGCGGTTCGGATGTCGTGCTGCAGGCCTGCAATGCGGGCAGCATCAGCAGTGCGGCCAGCCTCCAGGGCTGCGAGCTTTTGCGTGTAGTCATGGGTGTTTTCCTGTTGTCCTGCGGCGTGCTGCAGTCGCCCTGCGGTTTTGATTTCCATAGCAGCTTGCGCTTGCTGTGCCTGGGCTAAGGCCTGTTTTGACTGGGATACTTCGACCCCTGCCAACCGGTGGTTCTGCAGGACCAACAGCAGGGCAAGGGCCAAGGCCAGCCAGGGCCAGATTCGGGATGCACCGGTCATGCCAGGCCCGCCTCGCACAGTTGGCGCTCTGCCGCGCGGCGTTTGACCAGGCCGGGCAGCTGCTTGCCGCCGGCGTAAGTCCAGCGGCTCAGCTCGGCGCAAGCGCCGTCGATGTCGCCCGCATTGGCCTTGCGCACCAGGGTGCTGCGGCAGAAAGCGTCATCACCTACGTTGAAGGCAAAGCTCACAAAGGCGGCGCGCTGGCCGTCGGTCAGCGGCACGGTGACGCAGCTCAAGGCGTCGGCATGCCTGGCCAAGTCCTTGTAGAGCATTTCCTCGCACTGCTGGCGGGTGTAGGTCTGGCCCATCTTGAGCTCGGGGCCGGTGTGGCCCGTGCAGGCGGTGACGATGCCCACCGGGTCGCGATAGCTGCGCAGCACGGTGCCTTCGTACTTTTGCACCAGGGGTATGGCCAGCGCGACCGCTGCGCCGCCAAGGGTGGCGATGAGTTTTTCTTTCCAGTTCATCGGCTTGTCCCTCCTTTGACGGCCGTCCAGAAGGCTACGCAGGCCCCGCCGAGCATGACGATGGCGGCCAGCGGCTTGGCGACCTTGCCCACCCAGTTGAGTACCTTGAAGGCGCCTTTCATGGCGGTGAAGAATTCCAGCAGCTCGGCCATCTGCTGGTTGCGCTGGTGCAGTTCCTGTCGCACCTCATATAAGCCTTGGGTTGCGGCTTTCAAATCTCGCTCGATGGCGGCCATGCGTTCACTCCCCTGGTTAAAGCGTTTGTTGACTTGCTGCAGCGTGGTGGCCGGCAGCTCGTTGCCGTAGTCGTCCATTCCCCTTCCTTTCTTCTTTCAGACTTCGATCAGCACATAGGGCATGGCGGGCGCAGGGCCGGTGACGGCGCCGCCTTGCACGTAGACGCGCACGCCGTTGGCCGTGCCCAGCGGGTTGCGCACGCGCAGCAGACCTGCGGCGCCTTCGAGCGCGACCAGCGCGGTGCCGTCGGCAAACACGGCGCTGATCTGCCCGGTCATGACGGGGTCGTCGGGCAGCAGGGCCTTGAGGCGCTTGTAGAGGTTGGTGCTCATGCGGCAATCCTTTCGACAGTGACCTGCTGGCGCACGCGGGGCATGGCGGCGCTGACCCTGACGCCGCGCACCAGGCCGCGCCAGGTGCCGTCGGTGTCGGCCACCTCCAGCAGCTGGCCGGGGTTCAAGATGCCGGGGTTGGTGCCGCCAGTGAGCACGGGCATGCTGATGCTGTGCTGCAGTTTGTTGCCGCTGGCCGCCAGCGCCCAGCTACCGCGCATGCGGGCGGCGTCGGCATGGGTGATGAGGTCGTCCTGAATCTGCGGGGCCAGCTTGTCGCGTGCGCTGAGGCTTCGCACCACATGGCCCAGCACGCCGCCCACGCTGCCGCCGGCGACATAGATGGCGTTGTATTCGGCACGCGGATCGGGGCGCAGCTCGTCCGTCACGATGACGGCTGCAGGCATTTGCACATCGGGCACGGCCGTGCCCCACTCCCACGGCAGCACCGGGTAGCGCGGCGCAACGATGAGCTGTTCTGCCGTGCGGTGGCTGCTCACCACGGCATTGACCGAATCGGCCATGCGCAGCACGGCCTGCAGCGGCGTGCCCTGAAAGCTCCAGGCACCGGCGGGCACCTGCCAGTCGGGGATCTGCCAGTCCAGATCCACGCCACTGAATTCCAGCGCGCTTACCGCCAGCTGCTGCGCTGTTGCCGTCGAGCTGGAAAGCCAAGCCTGTTTGGGCATATAAGGGTTGCCCAGCATGGCCGTGACGCTGATGCCCTGCACAGCCACGCGGCGCCGGTCAAACGAGCGGCTGCGCGCGGTGCTGGTGACAGCAAAGACAAACTGCATGCCGTCGATGCCCACCTGCAGCCGCTGCGGCAGCCCGCCCACGGGCGCGAGCTGGTCGAGCAGATGCTCGGGGCCGTTGGCCGACAGGCTCCAGCAATAGCTGTCATCGCTGGCAGCGATGGAAACGTCAGTGAGCACTACGGGCTCAAGGCTCGGCAGCAAATGCGCCGTGAGGTGGTGGACTTGCATATAGACGGGCAGCAGTGGAATGAGGAACTGGGGCTGCGGCTCTGGCCCGAGGGGCTTGCAGCACATGAACAGCAGATCTGCCGAAGCGGCCCAGGATCTGCAGAACACCAGCTTGATCGGGCCACCGACCAGCTGCTCATAGCAGCCAGGCTTTTCCGGCTCAGGCGGCTTGACCTGAGACTTGCCAGCGGGCGGCTTCATGGCTTGCTGGTAGCGGGCCTGGAAGCCCCGGTACAGCGGCACCGACGGGCCTGCGCCCGTGGTGAGGAGGTATTGCAGACCCATCGCATCCTGGGCCGTTGCCTCGACCATGCGGCGACGGTCGCGCAGGCTTTCCTGAAACCGCACGGCCCAACCGGGCCGAACGGGCACGGCATCCTGAGCTGTGGCCTGCAGGCTCACGCGCACGCCTTGGGCCTCCTGCCAGCGGGCTTGGGTTGCGGCACCAGGCAGTGCCCGCGCCTGCTGAAACCGACCCTGCAGGGTCACCCCTTGCCACTGGCCGTCCTGCCAGGCGATGCCGAACTGCTCTTGCATGGGCATGGCGTCCTGCGCGGTCGAAACCCAACCTGCAGGCAGCGCATCCGTGTCTTGCCAGCCGGCGACCCAACCCTGCGCCACAGGCTGGGCCTGCTGGGCGCTCGCGGCCACCTCGGCCACCACGGGCCGGGGCGTGTCGGTGTTGTAGCGCACGACCGCGCTGCAGCGCAAACCAGGCATGCGGCCAGCGACGACCAGATCCCTGCGCACATGCACCAGGGATCTGACCCGCAGACCCGGCATTCGCGCGGCAACGACCAGGGTCTTATCGGGCACCTGCCCGTCACCGCCATCGTCGCCAAACACCAGCTCGACCGGATTGCCGGTCTTGAAGGCGCGATTAAAGATCAGGTCGACAGCTGCCATCAGGCTATCCTTGTCTCGCCCAGGATGGCCTTGCCGCCTGCATAGAGCTGGGTGCCGGTGCTGCCCAGCAGCTTGAAGTGCCCCAAGCCTGCCTCGTCCGTGACCAGGCCGCGCCCGATCAGTTGGCCGTCGCTGGTAGCCCAGACGCCGATGGCAGCCTGACCGCTCGCCAGAATCATGTCGCCGCTGCCGCTGGCCTGGGTGAGCACCAGATAGCCGGCCTCGGTGATCTGGCCGCAGGGCTTGGTGAGCGTCAGGATGACGAGCAGCTGCTCGGCAGCGTCATACAGGGCAATGGTCGAGGCAGAAGGGCCGGAATCCGCAAAGGCCAGAGTGGCCTGCAGACGGGCCATAGCGTGGGCAGCCGAAATCTCGAAGGTTGGGAGATCGCTCATGCAACCTCCGCGAGCTGGTTATTGGCGACGGTCGAGTACTCCTGCAGCTCGTGATCCCAGGCGATCACGTCGTATTCGTAGCGGCCACTGATCTCGGCGAACTCGTAGCTTCCGTCTTCCTTGCTCCAGGTCTCGCGCACCAGCATGCCGTCACGGCTGCGGTGCAGGCGCACGCGGCACTTGAGAGGGATGTTGGCTGGTGCTGCCTTGCGGGCCACGGTGCCGTAGATGCGATAGAAACCTCCGCACTCGGTGTCCACCAGTCTCCCGGGGGCAGGTATCCGAGCTGTAGCCACCAGACCTTGCGCCGGCGGGTTGCCCCCCTTGATCACGCCAAGCCCGAGTAGTGACATGCGGTACGCCATGGCTTACCCCTCCCGCCAGGGGCCCGTCACGTCAAAGAAGCCGGTCCCCGAGGAGGAGCCGTTGGGCAGGCCCACCGAAAGACTCAGAACGGTCTTGCCTGCAAACTGCCCCGTTCCCTGGGTCAGCAGGACGTCTGCGCCAATGGCAGCCGGCAGTCCCGATTGCGGGCAGTAATACGCTCCCGGCATCTCACCGCGCGGGCCGTTGGTTGCAGCACCATCTGTGATCTGAATGGTCGACAGACGCAGCCCGTTGTCCGCACGGCTCGGAAACGAGCCGCTGGTGCCGTCATTGCCGGATATCCCATTGGTGGCGCCAAAGACCAGGCGCTCGCAACTGACTGCTCCGCCAATCCCCGTGCTGGCACGCATCAGCTGAAACCCGTTGGAGGCCGAAGCAAACACGCATCCGATGACGGTGTTGTAGGCTGCACTGGAGGTGCCCGACAGCATCGCGCACCAGGCGTCACCGCTGCGGTAGCTGTTCAAATCTCCGGCATACCGGCTGGTCGCGGCGCTCGAGCCCTGGGACGTGGCCGTCGCACCCATCAAGTTGCTCAAGAAGTAGAAGCCTCGCGAGTCACCAATCAACAGCCAATAAGTGGCTGTCGCTGCAGCTGTGTTCCACTTGTGCCAGTACCATCCGCCCGCTGCGGAGGGCGTCACTCCCGTGCCGGTATCCACGTCCGTCATGGACTCATACATCTGCACCCGCGCAAAGGTGGCGCCGGTGTCGTCCACGCGGATATAGGGGCGTGTGCTGGCAGGATCAGTCGGGCGATAGACCGCCACATTGGTCTTGTTGAAGACTTTCTCCCAGCCCAGCGGTGCCAGCTTGAAGCTGATGGAGCCCGTGACGGAACCGTCCGGCAGGTCAGTCTTGAACTCCACCCAGGCATTGGCGACCGCCGTCACTTTTTGCTCACCATTGAGCGACGAAAGCGAAGCACCCGAGACCAGAATCACTACCTCTTGCTTGGCTGCGCTGACCCCGCTGGCAAAGCTCAGGCGGCAGGTGCCGTTGCTGATGACTGCCGAATCCACGGCCTTTGCGCCCCAGCCATTGACCAGGAACGCATCGAGCGCGCCGATCAGGGAGCCGACCGTGCCACCAATGGCCGGAGCCCCGGCCATGGAGCTGTATGCGTGCTTGACGCTGGTGTCTACAGGGGATGCCATATCTCTCTCCGCTCTCTCGGGTTCTTCAGTTGGATTGCGGGCGGTTCACATCGCCGCGCGCCAGGATGGAAAAGCTGTGCTCGATGCCGGTCTCTGGACCGGGCTGGATGGTGCGCACCACCCAGAAGGGGTAGATAGCGCCCACGGTGTTGATGCGCAGGATGTTTCCCACGGCCCAGCCGCTGCCCCAGCCAAGCGGCTTAATCGTGAAATACGGCTTGCCCGTGGCCGGGTTCACGGGCGAGCAGACCGCATTGATGTCGCCTGTGGCGATCACGCCCACATGCTCGCCAATCACCCGAAACTGGCTGGTTGAGGTGAACTGAAGCACCCAGCGCTCGGTGCTGCCGCCGGCGTTGGTGATCTCGATCGGAGACACGCTCTGGTCATATTTGGCGGGGATTGCAGGCCCTACCGGCGCATCGGCCCAGGCGTTGTCGACCCAGCTTTGCTGCGAAAAATCGAGACTGACACGCGCACGGCGGTCGCTGGCCTGCAGGGCGCTGGACACATAGGTGCCGTCTTTCGGGTAGTCGTGGGTCAGCGCCCTGTTGAAAGTGATCTCGCCCGAGATCTGCACATCCGTGGCGACGGCCATGTCCTCAATGCGATCCTCAATCGTCACCGGCATGGTCATGGCAGACACATCGGTAAAGGTGACCATGCCGGCCTCCAGATCCACGGAATAGCCGGTATTCAGGATCTTGCCGTTGGCATCGCGCACCACCACGCGAGACAGACGCACACGGGCCAGGTTGATGGTCTGGTTGTTGCTGACGTTGAGTTGGGCGCTGGTCTTGGTGTGGCCGACCACGCACAGAGATCCGGGCCGGAAGATGGGCACCTTGCCGTCGCTGGGCAGACGCACGGGGTCGATGCCGATGATGTCGGCATTCATGGGCAGATAGGCATAAGCCACCGCCGAATAGCGCAAGGCGCTGGCGACCACGGGCTGGGGCTTGAAGATCTTGCCGTCCGGCTGGACGTTGGCCGCGTCATACCAGGGCTCGGCCTCATTGCCTGCGGCCACGACCAGGGCACCAAAGCCCAGGCGAACCAGACCGGTTTCGTAGTCCACCGTGCCGACCACGCCGGGGGCCGTGATGGTGCCATCAATGCCCGCACTGACGTTCTGCGAGCCGCCCGAGGCCCTGGGCACCTGCACCGTGAGGGAGCCAGGGCGCAGCGGCGCCGCCGCCGTGCGAAACACATAGGCGCTGCTGATGGCGTCACCCAAGGTGGTGATGCAGCCTGCACGGCGCAGTGTGTTCGCATTGCCAGGCGTCCACGAGGTCAGGCCCACGCGTCCCGTGGCGTAGTTGATGCTGCCACGCGTCACAAAGCCGTTCGAGGTCAGCACCCGCAGCAGCCCCCTGCCGTCATCGCTCCAAGGCTGGCCGCTGGCGGGCATGAGCACGACCGAACCCGGCACCACCGGAGCCTGCACGCCCGTGACCAGGTCAAACTCGGGCGCAAACGTGACCTGCAGCGTGCGGCGCGTGGCGCTGCCCGTGGTGCGAAACCGGATCTTGACGTAGCCGCTTTCGTCATTGGGGTAGATCGAAGGCGCGCTCAGGTACTCGATACCCTCATAGTTGAGGCGGTACTTTGCCACCTCGCCATTGAAGCCGCCGCCGCTGACCTGGCTGGATGAATAGACCGGCTTGGGGATCTTGATCGTGACGTCAGGCAGGAAGTCGACTGCACCCGTCGCATAGGTCACGGTGCCGACCTGCACGCCGTTCAGCATCAGCTTGCCTGCACCGTCATCGCGGGCGATCTGGGTCGGGTCGACCAGCGTCACGCCCATCTCGCGGAGCTGGTCGCGGGTGTAGAGGCCGAGAACGCTTTGATCGGTCAGGGTGTTCCACTCCACCTCGACCGTGAACGGCACCAGCGCCCCCTGGCCTGCCGAGACCGCCAGGCGGCCCTGGCCGTTCCGCGAGGGGTGCTGCAGGTTGACCTCGACCGCAGGGGCCGTGTCGACCGTGACATCGAGCACCGTGCCCACGGCGGGCAGCAGCTTGGGCGCAAACACGACCTCGGAGCGACCGACCCTCACCTCGCCCGTGGCGTCGCCCTGCAGCTGCCAAGCGGCGGTGGCCGTGGCCGTTCGCTGATTGGCGCCGTCCATCCACTTGATCTCAAAAGCACCGGGGTACAGCGCCTGACCGGCTGGTAGCTGCAGCGCAATGGTCTGGCTGATCAGCAGATCGGCGGCAGGCTGCACGGTTTCCTGGGTCGGTACGCCCCAGTGCTGGACGATGGAGCTGCCCACATCGGGCAAGGCCCCCAGCGTGACGACAAAGCTGCCGGTCTCGGCGCTATAGGTGCCTGCGCCATAGCTGGAGTCGGTGCCACGCAGCGCGCCGTCGCCGGCATCGGACAGCACATACCAGCGGCCCTGCGCCCTGTAGCTGAAGGACAGCGTGCCGCGCGCCGGCAGTGGCGTGATGAAGCCGGTATAGCTCTGGCTGCGGTTCTCTGCCGTGATGCGGATCTCGCTGGACTGCGGCATGCGCTGCATATAGGCGGCAGGCCGGTAGCTGATGGTCTTGGTGCCCGAGTAGTCGCCAGAGCTGGAAGTGACGATGCCGTTGGCATAGTCCACCAGACCGATCTGCTGGGTGCCCGACATCAAAATGCCGCCCTTGTCGACAAAGGTGACGCCGCCCACCACGATGGAGAGCGATCCTGGCAGGCAACCACCCGGCAAGGCCAGGCTGGTGGTGGTGTTCCAGGTCTGGGCGGTGCTGAAGGTCACGGCCTCGGCCGCAGAGACCGGAAAGCCTGCCGCTGCATACGGAATGGCTGCAGGGATGGGCGTCTCGCTCTGGGCCGAGGGCACGATCTGGGTCATGATCGTTTGGGCAATGATAGTGAAGTCACCCAGCGCCGCAGCCTTCTGCAAAGGCGTTACGCCGACATAACTGCCCGCATCGGCCACCACGGTATCGCGTAGATGGGCGCTACTGATCTGCCGGGCAAACTGGCGGCTGGCCGGAGAGCCTGTGAAGTCGTAGCGCAAGGCGTCCGACAGCTCCACCGTCACCACCAGGGCCTGATAGTCCTTATCCGTGTCATAGGTGAACGAGCGCTCCACGCTGGTCACGCGGATGGCGCGGACATACTGCTCCTGCTCATTGGCAAGGCCTTCATTGCCCACCAGAACCAGGGTCTTGCCCGTGGCTGGCAGCTCCGTGCCAGGGCGCTGGAAGATCTGAATGACGCGCTGACCCTTGATGTGGTTCTCATAGAGATAGCCCGCCCACTCGGCACCCTTGTTGAGATAGGCCTCAAGCCGGGCCTGTGCCTGAGCGCGGGTGTCATAGACGCCGCCCGTGGCAAACAGGGTAATGGACACATTGGGATCTTCGGGGGGCTTGGCCACGATGACATTGCTGCCCTGGTAGGTGTCGCGGTCTTCGGTGTCCACGCCCACATGCACCTGACGCAGGTTGGCGCGGCCACCAGCACGATCCATCTGTGAGATGTCCGGCATGATCGCGTTTTCTTCTCCGTCCTCGATCACGACGTTAGACGGGCCGCCACCACCCTCGGGCACATCGTCCATGACTCGACTGGCTCGCAGCTGGATGTCGCCTTGCAAAATGGGCATTGTTCTTCTCGCTTAAACAGTGATCAGCCGCAGCGTGGCGACATAGGGATGGGTTGCAGCGGGCAGCTCGGGCCGGGAGATGGGCGTGGCGGCAATCGGGTCGTCTGCCGCAAACTGCACGGTGAATTCGCGGCCGTCAGCCAGGCGCAGCGGGTACTGGGCGCCCGGCACATCGGTCAGATCCCGCACCGCCAGCAGCGTTGCGCGGCGAATCCAGCCCTGGTCCTCCACAGCCTGCAGGGTGATGGGCCTGCCCTCGATGCGGGCAGCGGCATCGATGATCTGGGCGCCGGTAATGCTGCGGTCAACCGTCTTCTGCACCGAAGACCAGTTGAACTCGTCCACCCACAACATGCCGCGCGGCAGCTCGATGCCCGCGAGAAAATGACCAGCCATCAGTGAACACCCCCAGACAAATTGGCATCACGCTCCAGCGCGGACATCAACTGCTGCATCTCTGAGCTGCCCGCCGCATCCGTGCCCACGTTGTATTGACGACCGCCGATCACGACCTCGTGCCTATGGGTGATGACGGATTGGGGAGCTGCAGCTGCAGGGGCGGCAACAGGAGCCGACGCCCGAGGCACTGGGCTCGGAGCGCTCGCCTTGCGGGCGCCCTCTTGATTGGGTCGGGCATTGGCTGCCGCCTGCTGCAGGTCAATCGCCCTGCCCGCTTCCTTCACCGCAAACTGCGTCAGGTCATATTGATAGTTGCCCAGCGCGCCGCTGCTCTTGACCGAGAAAGGGTTGTCCTGCGCATACTGGTTCTGCCATTGCTTCCACCAGGCTTCGAGCTCCTGGCGGGTCTGGAACTGCGGCACCAGGCTCAAGGGCCCTGTGTTCTGGCGCATGACGCCTGGCGAGCCATTCACGCCGGCATTGCGCTCTTCGACAAAGTTACGCGGGCCACCCTGCTCCCATTCACGGGCAGCGTGGGCGGCGCGGCCCGATGCGTGCTCGATGCCGCGCATGCTCTCCTGCACGCCGTCGGCTGCCTCGCGCACCCGACCCATGCCGGTCACCATGCTGCTGACGGCCCTGGCCGTGGCACGGTCGGTGTTGAGCACGGCCTTGCCCGCATCGTCCACCGCGACTTCGTAACCTTTGACGGCTGCCTGGGTCTTGAGCCATTCAGGCGCGATACCGCCATTGGCCGCAATCACCTTGTCGGCCATGGACTTCCAGGCCTCGGCAATACGCATGGGCGGCTGCTTGCCGTCCTTTTCCAACTGATCAAACGCAGCACGCGCCTGCTTGGCCATGCGCTGCAGATCCTCGTTGGTGGTCATGCCCAGGTCTTTGTAGGCCTGTTCCAGCAAGGCCGTGGACTGCGCCGCATCCTGGGCTGTGCTGGCTGCTGCGCGCTGGGCCTTGGCAATTTCCTGCAGCTTGCGCCCGGCGGCATCCAGATTGCCGCTGGCGATCAGTTGCTCGTACTCGGCCCTGAGCTTTTTCAGGTTCTCGGCAGCGATGCGGTCCGCTTCGGCTTTGGCAGCCGCCTCTTTGGCCGCCTTGGCTGCGGCCTTGCCCGTGGCTTCGATGCCGGCAGCCACCGCCTCGATAGAAGGGGCCGCTGCTGCGGCAGCATTGCCCACAGCCTCCACTACACCCGTCAACCCATCCCAGGCATCGCGCGCGGTCTGGGCACCATCGGCCATGCCCTGAAAAGACTCAGCAGCCTTGGCCTTGAGGGCATCGGCAGAAGCGGCAAAGGCTCCCGCCATCTCCTGGGCATCAGCCGCCGCCAGACGAAAGCTCTCGCTCAGGCCACCAAAGGTGACGGACGCCAGGCCGCTGCGCAGCGCCGCCACGCCCTCCATCACCTTGGATGCGATCTGTGCAAACGCCGCGCCCAGGCCGTAGATGGCCGTCAGCACGCCATTGACGCCCGCCGTCATCACGCCCCAGGCCAGCTGCACTGTGTTTCCGGCATTGGTGGCGTACTGGCCGATGCGCTGCAGCGTCTCGCCCGTCTCGCTGGCAAAGACCTGCAGGCGCAGCACCACGGCGTCAAAGTTGACATTGGCCGCAAACGCGCGGAAGAACTTGAGGCCGTTCTCAAAGGCCGTGGCCAGGGTCTGACCAAAGCGCTCCACCAGGCCGCTCTCGACCGCCTTGCGCAGCGCGCCAGTCAGCTCGTCCACGCCCTTGCGCACCACCGGCAACACGGGCTTGCCCAGCACCTGGGTCACGGACTCCCACATGCTGCTCAGGCCTTTGAGCGAGCCGTTGAGGTTGTCGGCCATGGTTTTGGCCGTGGCCTCGGCGCTGCCGCCTGCCTCCCGCAGCTTGCCCGTCAGCTCATCCAGCGCGCCCATGCCCTGGTTGAGCAAGGCACGTAGCGCGGGCCCGGCCTCCAGGCCCACGGCATTGATGGCGCGCTCGCCGTCCTTGCCCTTGGCGGCCAGTTGGTGCAGTGCTTCCTCAAAGTTGGTAGTGACTATGCCGGCAGCGCCCAGCTCCTTTCGGAAGCTGGAGAGCGGGTTGGCAAACTGACTCATGATGGAGTTCAGCGCAGTGCCCGCGCGGCTGGCGTCAATGCCCGCGTCGGCAAACTTGCCGATGATGGCCACCGTGCTCTCCAGGCTCACGCCCAGGGTGTTGGCTACCGGCGCGGCATAGCTCAGGGCCTGGGCAAGACCTTCCACACTGGTGTTGGTGGCGTTGGCGCCCTTGGCCAGCACATCGGCCACGCGGCCTGCATCGTCAAAGGCCAGGCCCATGCCCATCACGGCCTTGGTCACGTACTCACTGGATTTGCCCAGCTCGATATCGCCAGCCTGGGCCAAGGCCAGCACGGCAGGCAGCGCCTTGACGGAGTCGCCCGCGCTCAGGCCCGCCTTGGCCAGATTCTCCAGCGCACCCGCCGCCTGCACCGAGGTGTATTTGGTATTGCTGCCCGCAGCTTGCGCGGCCTTGGTCAGCGCGGCCATTTCGGCTGCCGAGCCTTCGGTGGCGGCCTTGACGCGGCTCATGGCCGCTTCAAAGTCTGCGGCGCTCTGCACCACGCCCGCAAATGCCTTGATGCCGAAGTAGCCGGCAACCGTGGCGCCCAGCAGCTTCACATTGCGCCCAAGGCGGCTCAGCACCGCAGACGCATCGTCCTTGGCGTTGATCACAATCTGAATGGGCTTGAAGGCCATGGCGTCTCGGCTTGATTGAAAGTGGTTGCTTCGGTTTGCGCTGCAGCCGGCGCTTGCTGGCCGCAGTGCAAACCGCCCCGGCACGCCGGGAGGTCTGGATAGAGAGGGGCTAAGGAATCAGCGCTGCGCGGCCGTCCACATAGACGGCCTCGCCGTTGTCGGGTTTGAGCACTTCCACATCGAAGCCGAATTGGCTGTAGTCCGTGCCGTCCTGAATCAGCGGCAGCTCGCCCGTGGGCGACAGGGCGACGCTGGGGAACCACCAGTCGCGGTTGGTGCCGTGGGCGTTGTCGGCAATCAGCTGCAGCGCGCCTTTCAGATCCGCGCCATTGCCGGACTTGATGCGCTCCCAGCTGGTCTCGGCAGCGGTGTAGCCCACCAGCACCTCGGTGGCCGCATCGATCTCGCCGCCCTCTGCGATCTGCAGCAGGCCCAGGTCGGCGTCCACCGTGTAATCGATACCCGCTGCAAAGGTCGTGGTGCCGTCCTTGCTTTTGACGGTAACGGCACTCAGCTTGCGTGCGCCGGTCGGGGCTGCTGCGGTCACGCCCAGGCGGTAGATGCCGCCCGGCTCCATCATGTGCGCCTCGTCCGTCACCGTGGCCGTGGCCTGGGTGTGGGTCTCTGCGGTGCCCGACAGAAACATGCGCAGATTGCTGCCGCTGATGTTGTCCGTGGTGATGGCCGCCTTGCGGGTGATCTCGATCAGGACTTCTTCGTCCTTCTCGCGCAGGCCGCCCTGCGAGCTGTAATGCGGGGCCTTGTCGCCCTCCACGCTCAAAGAGAAGGCCGGGCAGTTGCCGAACTGGCGACCGCCCAGCAAGCGGCCCGCCGCATCGAACGGATAGAAAACAAGGCGTCCACGCGGAATCTGGTATTCCTTCTTGACGCGGGGCAGTGCAGCCATGGCTAGCTCCTATGAAAGATTGAAGGGCGCCGGCCTCAGGCGTCCAGCGACTCGAAAACAGACACGGTGGTGAACTCCACCGCGTAGCCGACCAGGCCGGCATCCACAAACTCGGCCTCTCGCACGCCGGCGGCGCGCAGCTCGGACCAGGCCCGCCCGCCGGGCACCGCAGGCCGCCAACCGTGCAGGCAACCCACCACCTCCTCCATAGCGGCGTCCAGCTCGGCAGCAGCCGTGTCGCTGCGCCGGTTCACCAGCACGCAGGACCACCGTGGCTCCAGCTGGGCAGCCTCGCGCGACACATCGCCCAGGCCGGCACCAGACATACGCACCTCGATGGCGGGCACCTGCGTGCGGTCGCACAGTTGCGACGCACCGCGCACCTGCCAAGCGGCCAATGCACTGCGCCCTGCCAGGCGCGACTTGATGACTTGTTCAAGCAGCAACATGGCGGTCAGTTCAGAAAGACGATGGGGAAAGTGGCCCAGCCGCTGGCGTCTTGCACCACCGGTCCGGTCACTTGGCAGGGCTGGCCGCCCAGCAGCAGGCCGGTGCTGCCCTCGGCAATGCCGGGGGCCTCACCCACCGGCATGGCCACGGTGTGGCGCTCGGCGGTGGCCGCATCGGTCAGAAAGCCTTCCAGCGGCGTGCGATTGAAGACCACGCCAAAGGGCTTGCCGCCCTGCCAGCTGGCCGTGGCATTGGCCAGCAACTGGCTCACGCCCTGGTTGATCAGCGCATCCACCTGCGCAAAAGGTGCAGTACTTGCCAACATGCTCAGGCCTTGCGCTTGGCGCGCTGCAACATGCCGGGGCGGGTGCACATGAACAACGGGTAGCTGCGCACCTCGGGGCGCACCCACTCCTGACGGTCCTTGTCCGTGACCACCATGGCGTACACGTCCTGGCCGGGCGTGTTGACGAAGGGGAAGGACTCGGCCGGCGAGAAGCCGACGCGAAACGCATCCGGCGCGCCCACGGGGAAGAACTGGCACTTGTCCGGGTGCACGGCCACGGTGCTGTTGTCGTCCGTGCCGCGGTAGTTGATGAACTGGATGTTGCCGTAGCGGAACGACCCAAAGACCTGGCCCACATCGTTGCGCAGGTCGCGCGCCTCCTGCTGGTTCAGGTAGGTGCCGCGCGTTTCGGCATTGCCCGTCAGGTCGTCGAAGAAGTTGTCGCCGCACAGGCCCACGGCATAGGTCTGGCCGGGCAGCCAGGCGCCATGGCTGGCGCGCATCATGTCGCGGATGAGCGCATTGCACTGCTTGCGGATCTCGCCGCCTTCGGCCGTGGCGTTGGCCAGGTCGAAGTTGATCTCGGCAGGCTGGGCAATGCCGAACTCTTCATACCAGTCCACCAGCACAGTGCCATCGGCGTCCAGCACCTTGCCCTGCACGGCGCCCAGGCGCATGTGCTCGTGCGTCAGCTCCACGGCGGCGCGCAAGCCGGTCTTGCCGTTCATGATGTCGGCCAGCTCGTTCTGCACGGCCTGCAGCTCGCTGACGGAGCCGAAGGCGCGGATGTTCTGCACCGACGACGCATACAGCGTCTTGCCGCGCGCAATGCGCAGGGTATCGAAGTGGCGCATGCGGCGGCTCTCGCCCTTGCCTTCTTCAATGGGTGCGCCACGCGGGCTGGTCTTGATGAGGGACAGCACGCCGCCTTTTTCCTCGATCGCCACGGTGGTGGTGCGCGAACGCTCGGTGGTGAAAATGCCCAGTTGCCCCAGCAGCTGCGGCACATAGGGCGCGGCCTGGATGGCGGTGGACATCGAGGTCATGCTGAATGCCTCGTGCGCAAAGATATTGAGATCGGCCATATCGGTAGTCCTTTTTCTCGCGCGGCTTCAGCGCGCAACAATGCCCACGGCGGCTAGTTGGGCCAGGGCAGCGGTTTTCTGGGGTTCGGTCGTGCCTGCGGGCCAGGTCAGCGCATGGGCGGCCACTTCGGCGTCGCGGGCGGTGATGACGGCGGCGTGGGCTGCGACGGTGCTGTCCACAGCGGCAAACAGCACGGCAATGGCGGTCTGGCTGCCGTTGTCGTTGGTGGGGCTGACTGCCGTGTATTCGCCACTGGTAGTGACCTTGCCCAGCACAGCGCCGGGCAGCAGGTTCTGCCCCTGCGCGATAGTGACCACTTCGCGCGAGCGGGTGCCGTTGGCCTCGCTGACCAGATAGCAGGCCGTGCCGGGGCCGAGTTCTTGCACTTGCATGGTGTGTGCTCCTATGGGTGGGGGTTGCGTTACGGTGCGGTGCCAAAGGCCTTGCCCCAACCGGCTGCGGCCTGGGTGGCCGCCTGTGCAGAGCCGTCGGGGCTGGCCGCCTCGACGCCCGAGACATTGGGGTTGCCCAGCGCTGCCATGGCCTGGGCAAACTGGTTGCTGGCCGCCGCAGGCGCTGCAGCCGCTGCAGCCGCCGGTGCGGCATCCAGCACCCCCTGGGCCTGCTCTGCCGTCAGGCCGCCAGAAATGCAGGTCTGCGCCAGGGTCGGGTTGGCTGCGGCATTGGCGTGGCCCAGGATGGCGCTGACGCGGGCACGCTCGGCCTGTGCGCCTTCGGCGCGGGCTTGCTCCAGGCCTTGCGCGGCAGCAGCCGCAGCAGCAGGCGCCACAGGTGCAGCTGCCGATGCAGCGGCGGGCGCGGCAACCGTTGCCGCGGAAGGTTCGGCAGGCGCAGCCGCCGCCGGTTGAATGGTTTGGGGGTCGCCCATAGAAGCTCCTTGAAGTTGAAAAGACATTCCCGCCCCTGCGGGATAACTGCGAGCGCGGCGCGCAGACAGGTCGGCAATCACGGCGTCTGCCGTGCCAATGCGGTCGGCCAGGCGTGCAGCTACACCGGCCACGCCCCGGTACACGGCAGCGCGCGTGTCGCGCACGGCCTGCTCTTCCATGCCGCGGTGCCTGGCCACGGCCTGCACAAACATCTGGTACAGGCCCTCGATGTCGGCCTGCAGGTGCTCGCGCACCGAGTTGGGCAAGGGCTGGTAGGGGTTGCCGTCCACCTTGTGCTCGCCGGCAAAGATGTGGCTGACGTTGATGCCCTCGTTGGCCAGCGCGCGGCTGTAGTCCACATGGCGCATCACCACGCCGATGGAGCCCACGTAAGACGTGGTGGTCAGCACCACCTCGTCTGCCGCGCTGGCGGCCAGGTAGGCAGCGCTGGCCGCCATGCCGTCGGCCACGGCCACAATGGGCTTGCGCCCGCGTGCGGCGTAAATGCGGTCTGCCAGCTCGAAGGCACCCGACACCTCGCCGCCCGGGCTGTCCAGCACCAGGGCAATGGCATGCACCTCGGGCTGGGCCAGGGCGTCTTCCATATCGGCGGCCAGGTCGTTGTAGCCAATCAGCAAGCTGCTGTCGGCCTCCAACCGGGTGCGGTGCACCAGGCCGCCCATGGCGCTGATGACGGCCACGCCCTCATTCACGCGGTAGCCGCGCTTCGTGCGCTCGCCCTTGCGGGTGGTGAACATCTCGGCAGGCAAAGCCGCGCGGGGGCTGATAGCGGCGGCATCGATCTGCAAGCCATCTGTGCCCAGCAGGCGCTGGCCCAGGCCGGCGATGATGGCGTCCAGCTTTTGCGGGTGCAGCAGCAGCGGGGTGTTGAACAGGCGGTCGGCCAGATGCGGGTAAGGTCTGCTCATCTGGCGGCTCATGGCGCAGCCTTTCGGGCGGGTGCGCCCTCTTCCTTGTCGCCGCCGCTGTCTGCGGTGTTGGCAATCCAGGTGGTGGCACCGGGCTCGGGCAGGCCGTGCTCGCGGCGGCATTCGGCCTCCAGGCGCTGCTGGTGCAGCACCTCTTCCCAGTCCAGGCCCTGCTCGGCGCATTCCTGTTCCAGGGTGGAGACGCCAATCTCCAGCCGCAGCTTGGCGGCCTGCACTTCCTTGACCGGGTCCACCCAGCCCTTGCCGCCAAACACAAAGCGGCAGCGGGTATAGGCATAGCGGTTGGCGTAAAAGCCGGGCGCGTCGATCACGCCCGCGTTCACCGCCTCTTCCAGCCACAGCTCGTAGATGGGCCGCAGCCAGGTGGTGGTCAGCCAGCGACGGCGGCCGTGAAAGTAGCGCCATGCCTCCAGCAGCGCAGCGCGGGCGCTGCTGTAGTTCACGCGGCTGAAGTCTTTGGCAAACAGCTCGTACGGCAGGTTCATGCCTGCGGCAATGCGTCGCTCCACCGCCAGCATGAAGGCCTCAAACGCCACATTGGGCCGGCCCGGCGCAAACGACTGCAGCCGCGCACCCACGGGCAGCGGGATCACCGCTCCGGCCTGCAGCTTGCCGATGCTGCGCGACTGAGTGACGGACTCCTTCCACACATCGCGCGCCTGATCGCCAAACAAGGATGACGCGGCCTCCTGGCTCAGGTCCGACTCCAAAAACGCCGCCACCAGCGAATTGGCCAGGCTGGCCTGCAGCTCGTTCTGGGCGTACTTGCCCGCCATGTGGAACTCGCGCATCACGGCGCTGACGATGGGCTTGCCCCGGCTCTGGCCCGTGCGCTCCTTGGCGTGCAGGTGCACCACACGGCGGCGGCCCCAGGGGGTAAAGGCGGGCACACGCTCCCAGCGGTTCAGGTCCTGCGCCTCGTCGCCGCGCAGGTACAGCGCATCGCCAGGGTGCGCAGCGCGAAAGTGGTAGGCCACGGGCGCGCCCTCGCCGTCCAGCTCCACGCCACGGCGAATACGGGCCATGCCCTCCAGGTAAGGCGGGGTCTCCAGCCGGTCGGCCTCGATCACGCTCAGGCGCGTGGCCCAGGGGCTGTCGGGCCGAGGCAGCCATTTGGGGATGGCCACGGCATCGCCATTCACCATCTCGCCGCCCAGGGCCAGCACCGTCAGGCCCAGCAAATCCAGCGTGCGGGCTGCGTCGCAGTCCGTGGTGTCAGCCCAGCTGCGAAAGTGCGCCTCTACCTTATTGCCCCACTCGCGGGCCTGCTCGGGCGTCCAGCCCAGCAGGCGGTAGTCGGGCACGGCCGACAAGCGCAGCACCGCACCCACCACGTTGTCGCGGTGGGTCTGCAGGCCCCCGGCCATCAACCCGTCGTTGCGGGCCAGGTCGCGGGCACGGCTGGTCAGCGTGCCCAGCTCGGGCAGCAGGTCGGCATCGGCGCTGCCAGCCATGGGCTGCCAGTCGCTCAGGGCCAGGTCGGTGTGCGATGCGCCCTGGTAGGCCGACATGGCCGCCCCACCCTTGAGCGGCGCTGCGCCCAGCGACGCAGCCAACGACGTGCGGCTGCGGCTTTGGCGTTGCATGCGTGTATTGCGGCCCATGCTTACACCAGGTAGATGGGCTTGCGCACGGCCTGGCCGTTGCGCTGGGCCAGTTCGGCGTTGATATCGTCAATGGCGCGGCGCAGCTGCGTCGTGTCGGCATTGAACTGCACAGAGCGCGCGCCCACGCCGTCGGTGCTGTGGCTGGCCTGCGTGGGCCCGGTCAGGCGCGCATCGATGGCGGCCAGATAACTGTCGCGCCGGGCGGTGAGCTGTTCGGTGGTGAGGTGGCTGTAGAGACCCATGCGCCGATGGTCGGCGGATGGCTGCGACAAGTCACTGCGACATATGTCTCTAAATCATGTCGCAGCTGCCTAACGCTTATGCAGCAATAACATCAACAATTAAATTGATAGCAAAGTTAAGATGCCTTGCGCAGAAATAATGAATCGGGAGGGAAAAATGGACCAGTACTACAAGTTTTCCGCGAAATACCTTGAACTCGATCAGGCAGTGCCGGGGGCGGCCAATGGATAAGTTCTACAAAATTGCCGCCGAATACTTCAACACTTTTGAAGGAAGACACCTATATCCCAAGCCATGGAGCTGGGTCTGGCTTTGGTGGAGCATCGCCTTAGGTTATGCAAGTTGGACCTATTGGCATGTTGCCATTCAGAACGCACCTTATGGCTCCTACTGGATGCTTAGCAGCATCATCTTTCTTGGCTTCGCAAACAAATCCATTCAGGAGCATAAGTTCCAGAAGCTCAAAGGCTTGGTTGCGCCCAACGGAGAACTCCTCTCTGCACATGTCAGAGAAATTAATCGCTTGACTGGCAAACACCAAAGAGAGTTTCTGGAACTCACAGAGGAACTGCTCACCCTGATGGACCTTCAGCGCAACCACGGACCACGCACATTCAAGTTCTCAACGTTCGTGAGTGCACTGACCTTAAAAGGACAACGTTGGGTTACAGCACTTACGGTGCTAAGCATTGGCACGGGCATGTTGGCAAGTGCCAAGCCCAATGCACTACCGATGTTCATTCAACTTCTGTCCAACGAAGGATTTCTTCATGCTGCGTCAATCATGCTGTTTGTTGCATGCATAGTCCTAGTTACTCTGACGATGGCTACATACATGCTTCGAACCCTATGGCAGGGTGCACTTCGGTGGTGGGCAAGAATGCACCCCAAAAAACTCGGTCAAGCAGTTCACATTGCTTACCTGCTTCATCACCTCATCAAACTGCATGACCCAACAGAATCTGCCGTGCATAAACGCATCTGGACCAAGCCCTCTCTCAAGGCCTGTCGTGATGGGAAAAGATTGAAACGCACAGCTCTCTGACGAAATCCCAAGCAGCTATCAATTTCATCAAACTTCAGTGCTTAAAAAGCGAGAACAGATAGATACCGCATGTCAGAAACGTACAGAGTATTTCAGGATAGCGATGACGCATATCAAACATGGCTAGCGCAGAACCCGAATGGGTTTGTATTGAACACCTATCGCCCTCCACGCGCCAAGTACATGCCGCTGCACACTGCGCGGTGCCACACGATTCAAGACACCTTGGCGCATGCAGGAAGCAGCCCTTTTACGGGTGGCGACTATATGAAGGTCTGCGCCAATAACCCTAACGATTTGCTCGCATGGATGGCAACCCAAGGTGCGACGCACTTCTCATCGCTATGCAGCAAGTGCAAGGTTTCTGAGTTTATGAATGGCGCCGCACTCGTCGATGGTGCAGCAGATCTCGACAACACTGGTGACGGCTGGGCTGAGCAAGAGCTACGCGCCTCTGTTCTGAGCTATCTGGAGATGCAGCAAAAAGAGCGAGCAGGTCAGCCCTTCGTTAAAAAGCAGTACTACGAAAGCTTGGCCAAAAGCTATGGACGCACAGCCAAGGCATTTGAGTACCGTATGCAGAACATCTCCTATGTTCTGTCGCTCATGGGCAGAGACTGGCTTCAAGGACTCAAGCCCGCCAAGAACGTTGGCAAAAAGGTCGCATGTCAAATTGAAGCGTTGGTGCTTGAACTCAGCTACCGGCCACAGGCACCGGTTGTCGCTTTTGAATTTGAAGTTCGCGAAAACCTTCAAAACAAATACCTACCTGAACCCACTGGCAGCAAGCAACCCGCAACGACCACCAGCCAAGTGATGCAGTTCAAGCGCGACCCACTGGTAAAAGCTTGGGTGCTCAAGAAAGCTGGCGGCGTCTGCGAATGCTGTGGTCACGATGCCCCCTTTGAGAGTACTGATGGTCAGCCGTTCCTAGAAGTGCATCACGTGCGCAAACTGGCCGAGGGCGGCTCGGACACCATTGGCAACGCGGTAGCTATCTGCCCGAACTGCCACCGCGCTCTGCACTACGGAATGAAAGCCAAAGAACTGGTCAACAGCCTGTACGGCAAAGTCTCTCGCCTCATCAGAGAGTGAATCGGCGCTAGCGATTATCCATCAAGCGCTAGCAGCTATCAAAACTGATTACTTGAAGGTCATCATCAGCGTGCCAGGCGGCATGCTGGGCGCAGTTTTCGCGGCGGGAAGGCCAGGCTTGGCAGCCTGCTTTTCTCGGTGCTGGGCGCGTTGGGTGAGGCGCTGGGTGCAGGCCGTGGCCAGGGTGGCGAGCTGGGCATCAGTGGCAGAGAGGATCTCACCGCTGGCGATGCGCTCGGGCAGCGCGTTGAAGGAGACGATCATCTGGTCGTCGGCTATGGGTTGGGCATGGGGCACGCTGGGCTGGCCTTCGCGGTCGTAGCCCAGGTTAAGCAGATAGCGGGCATGGCGCCAGTCGGTGTTGTCTGCGGCCATTACGGCGTCGAACACAGCCTGTGTGACCTGGGCTGCCGCCTGGGTGGCCAGACGCTGGGCGAGCTGGATGCGCTGCGGGTCTTGCGCGGGCTTTTGCAGCTCGGCCTCCATGCGGTTGAAGGCTGCAAGGTAGGCAACTTTCCACGCTGCAGCTTCCTTGCCGATGAACCCCATCACCAAGAACACAAAGCCATCGCGTGTGATGCGATAAGCGGGGTCTTTGCGGGTACGACCCATGCCAAGGTCGGTGCTGATTTGTATCGGCACAAAGTTGCGCTGATAGAAATCTTCCTCCACCACACCACTCAAATTTCGGATAGCTCGCAGTACAGCCTTGTGCTGCTTTCCGAAGTGCGCGGCGATTTGGTTGCTGGTGGTGGTGACGATGCCGTCGTGAATCGAAAGCTCGGGGCGAGCAGATGCGGCAGCTACGGACGAACCAATGGTGATGTCAGCCATGACGGGCTCCTGTGCGACAAGTGTTTGAACCCATCGCCTCAGCCGCCAAGCAAAGGTGATGGACCGTGCAGGGTTGGCGGACCGGACACAGGACCGGCACACCCTCGCGGGTGTCCCCACACGGCCCACCGTAAAGCGGAGCCATGCGCGCGCAGGCATGCTCATAAAAGCAAAAAGCCGCAGACCATGAAGTGATGGCGCGGCCGCTGCGCCTGTGTAGTTCCGGGCCGCCAAGCCCAGATCACGCTTACGGGCGTGATGGATGCACTATATCACGATTAAAAATCAAGAAAAACTATGTAAGTCTTTCTCTAGTTCTTTAGTCGCTTTCTTTATTATTTTGAAAAAATAATCCTTAACTTGCTTTTCTTTCATCTTAGACGCATCAATACCTAATTTCCCTAAAACTTCGCGCTTTCTTTTAACATCCATCAGATCAAAATTAGGTATATATACATGAGTATTTTTATCTATTCTTTTAGACTCATAGAATGCTTTCAGCATCTTTTTTATTCTAAAATTACTTGGTATTTTAAATCTACCTATAAATTTTTGAATAGTTGCATCTATCTGCCGAAATTTTGATGTATCGTCAGATTGAGAATAATAAAAAAGCCAACCGTATCTTCTACCTTCGAAGATACATCCAGTTATTTTTAAATTCAAGTGCCACTGAAATCTAAAATCAGCAAACCTAGATTTTTTTATATGCTTCGGAGATGATAGCTTTTTTTTCGAGTATTGGTATGTAGTAAATTCTTTAACAAGATTCGCCTCAAAATTTTTGATACTTGATTCACGAGGTGAAGTTTTCACACCTTTAAATTCATACCCTAAAAAGTCGAATCCTTCACTTATTAGACCGAATTTAGATTTTGATCCAAGATCATCAAAATCATGGGCTTTGAGCTTAAGTAGCTTCAATTTATCGATGGCAGACTTTGCAAGCGCCAGCTCATCGATATTGCACAATATCAGAATATCATCAACATAACGGAAGTATTCTAACCCTGCCTCACCCTGAAATGTGGAATCAAAATCGGAGAGATAAATCTCCGCCAGCACATTTGAGATCGAGAGCCCTTGAGGAACACCAATTTTATTTTCATTAGCACTGCTCCCCCTCTGGCTCTGCCTATCCGAGAGAGTCTGATTTTTCAACGCTCCTGAAATAAGTGAGAAGATCTCTGGCTTTTTAATATTTCTCGCCAATCGCTTGTACAGAACATCATGATCAATTGACGGATAAAAATCTTCAACATCTATTTTTACGAAATGCGTATATTTACCTGAGGAGATCGCCTCTTGTATTTCTTTAATTTTTTTCTGCGGAATTTGGGTTTTCTGATCTGGATAAAGATCAAGTAAAAAATCACATAAACACCGAAGAGTTAACCGGTCTCTTTGTGTAGGAACAGATAGAACTCTTGGCTTTTTTCCTGCGCCTTTTGAAATCAAAAGTTGCTTGTAGCTTGTAAATCTATAAGCACCCAAGAGAACTTTTGAATTTATTAAAGAAATTTCATCTTTCAATATTGACTGAAACTTCTGGCTAGTAATCCGATCTCGGCCAACGGTGCTTTTTGCGGCAATCTTTTCTTTATGTGTTCTTTTTATATTTCTTACACCAAATTTACTTTTGAAAATTAAAGCTGCACTCATTGTACTTTGAAGTAAAAATAAATTGCCAGAGGCACTCCGTAAAGAATTGCCCAAACCAGAAACCTAAATATTCTCACTACAGATGTAGAAAAAATCACATAGCATGTTGCCGGTGTCGATAGGCCTGCGTCAGAATCAAACACCTTAAAAAAATTTAAATCATACGTTTTATGATTTTCACATTGAGATAATAATTTATGATATTTCTCTGCAGCAGCAGTATACTCAATCCTATTTTCTTTTAATAGATTATAAAGGTAAAGTAATTCCAAATGATTTTCCCGCATCTTTATAGCTCTACCGCGCCAATCTTGATTAGTTACCCAAAGAGAAAGAACCAAGAGAGCCACTGCCATTATTGATGACAAGAAGCTTGTAGAGGTACCGAGATAGTTTGAATCTTGGATGCTAGCGATAGACCCTACGGCAGAAACCAGTGCGTACCAGACGAGCAATGACTGGGAGTGAAAATCATTGCTTTTTAATCTATTTTCTGCGGCAATGCGCGATTTATAAGTAAACCAAATTTTGTCTGTAAGAGCCATGGTGAGGGGTAAGAATATTTAAGGAACATTAACCATCCCAAAAAAATTTGGGATCGAGTCAGACTCAACGATTGCTCGTTTATTTTTAGGTCCGCCCCTGTTTTTAGGCAGGAGGTGGTAACTTACCCCTCACCGCACAGAATACCATGTTACCAACTTCTTACAAAATCTCATTGTCCCAGCAAAATTCTCTGAACCTGCCTCACACTCAGCCCAAATCTTCCCGCCAGCTCCCGTGCATTACAGCCATCAAAGCTGGTGCGTATCTCCTGGGCCACGCGCTCACGCTCCCTCACCCGCTCATTGCGGACATAGACATTGAGCCCACCCAGCCGCTGCACATAGCGGCGCACCAGCTCTTCCGTCAAATCCTCCACCCGCTCCACGCCATGGCATAGCGCGGCGGCGGCCAGTTCTTCGCGCAGCACGGCAATGGGGTCCAGCTTGTTGTGACTGGATACCGAAGGGGTGGAGGTTGCGTCTTTATCGTTCATTGTTTTGATAGCTGGTTGCGCTTGCTGCGCCTGCGTTTGCATTGGTTTTTTATCAATAAAGGCTGATGGGGCTGAAAAGCTCTTCGTCCGCCAGCTGGCGCGACGGGCTGGGCCTTGCTGGCGTGCGGGGCGGTGCGGCTTCATCGCCCTGCAGCTGAGGCTGGGCGGCCTGGGCCGGGGCGGTGTTGAAGAGGTCTTGCGGGGGCTGTACGGTTTGCTCCAGCTGCAGCCAGCGGGCCTCGGGCCATTTGTGGATGCCAAGGCACATGGCGGCATGCAGCGCGTAGTTACGGCAGTCCAGCACCTCATTGCGAGGCCTGCGCTTGACCCAGCGGTACACATCCTTGCCGTTGACCTTGACGAGCACGCGCTGCTCTGCGGTGAGCTGCTCATACCATTCACGCGGCAGTTCCTTGCTGGTGTGTACGTAGCCGGGGCCGGGTTTGTCGATGGCGAGCTGGCCCAGCAGCAGGTCTTTGGCGCTGTCCACCCCCACCAGCCAGAGCTTGATGCCGTGCGATATCTTGCGGCCGCGGTAGTTGACCTCTTGCAGGCTGCTGGGGCCGACGATGTTGCGGTTGTCGTTGTTGTCGCCCTTGATGGCGCGCAGGCCGGCAAGCTGCCCTTGCGCGCTGCGCACCCAGTTGTAGACGGCCTGGGTCTGGTCGGACGAGTCGATGCTGATGGCAGATAGCCCCAGGCTGCCGCCGTGCCAGGCCTGCACGTAGCGCTGCTGCAGGTACTGGGTGACGGGCTCCCAGTCGGACTCGCTGGCGGGGTTGCCCTGGATGACCTGGTGGGCGACGGCCCAGCTTTCCAGCCCGCGGCCCCAGGCCCAGATGGCGATCTCCCACCGGTCGCGCTGCACGTCCACCCCAGCGGTGAGCAGCAGCGCGCCGGCGGGCACGCGGCCCAGGGGGTAGTCTTCGGCCCGGGCCTGCAGGGCGTGTTCGTCGCTGCTGTCGCCTTTGAGCTCCCAGGTCTCGCCCAGGGTTTCGTTGGTGAAGCCGGTCATGGGCCCCACGTCGCCGGCCTGCAAGGCGCGGTGTGCCTTCTCGAATTCATCGACGATGCTGACCCAGGTGCGCTGGGGGCTGTAGGCAGCCCAGACGTGCACGCCCAGGGTGCGCGGCGGGCGGCAGGGGTGGCCCGCAGCGTCGCGCCAGATGCGGTCTGCGCCGTAGCGGCGGCCGGTCTTTTTGCAGACCCAGGTGCCGGTGAGCGGCCAGCCGCCGGGCAGATAGTCGGCCTGGGTGAGGCTCTGCAGGCAGTGGGGGCAGACGTGGTGCACGCTGGCGGGCTGGCCTTTGACCCATTTGAAGCCGTAGGGCAGCTCTTTGCTGCCCCAGACGAGCGGGTGCTCCGCGCTGCAGCGTGGGCATTCGATGTGGTACTGGACGTAGGCGTCGGATTCTTCGCAGGCGCGCTCCACATGGCACATGCCTTTGACGCGGGGCGTGCTGCCGCCGACGAACTTGGGGTATGGCGCGCCCTCCAGCCGGCCTTTGGCCAGGCTGCCGGGGTCGCCGGATTTCTCGATGCTCTGGTCGAAGGCGCTCCATTCGTCGAGGATGGAGACGGCCACGGTGATGCGGCGGTAGGCCCGCGCAGCCTTGCCGCCCAGCAGGTGCAGAACGCTGTCGCGGAAGGGCTTGTATTTGATGGTGTCCTCCACCCCCTTGCCCTGGCGGCGCGCGGCCTGCACGGCGGCCACACCATCGAGCACGGGCTCGATCTCGCTCTTGACGTAGCTGTCGCGATCGTCGTCGGTGGGCTGCCACAGCGCCTGCTTGCGACGGCGGTGGGCGATGTTGTAGGCGACGAAGGCAGTGATCATCTTGGTATAGCCCACGCGCTTGCTCTTTTTGACGGCCAGCTCTTCGATGCGGTCGTCGCTCATGAAGTCAAGAATGCCGAGCTGAAAGGGCCAGCCGACCCAGCCGCCCTTCTGGTGGCTGGATTCGCCCGCCAGCAGAAAGTGCTCTGCCGCCCATTCGCTGAGGGTTTGCGGCGCATCGGCCCGCAGGCTGGACAGGCCCAGCGCATTGGCGGCCTGGATGGCGGCCATGGCTTCGGGGCTGAGAGGTGCGCTCATGCGGCGTCGCCCTCCTCTGCGCTGCCTGCTCTGATATCAAATGCTGCGGTCTCGTCTGCGTCGAGCTGCGCCATGGCTTCGACCTCTTTGTTGACCAGCTGTGAGGTGGAGCGGATCCATTCGTTGCGCGCGTCGGCCATGATGCGCAACACGATCAGCAGCACCTCTTGCGGCAGGTCCGGGCAGGCCTTGCGCACCTGGCCTTCGAACTGGTCCATGCGATCGACGATGGCGGAGCTGGCCAGCCCGAGCACGTCGGCCAGGATGCCGATGGGCGCGAACTCGCCACGGGCGACGGCGTTTTTCAGCTCCTGCGCCTCGCGCTGGGCCTTGGCCAGGCCGGCGCGTTCTTGGACCAGGTCGAGGCCGCCCAGCTCGCCGCTCATGCGCCCGGCCGCCACTTCACGCAGGCGGTTGCAGTAAGCGCTGATCAGCTCGGCCCAGGTGCCGCCGGTGGGCAGCTTGCCATCGGCCATGAGGGCGCTGACGTTCTGCTGAGACACTCCGATAACGCTAGCAAACTCCGCTTGTGTGGGGCGGGCTTCAAGCTCAATCATCCTCACAATACAACCCCCTTAGGAAACTCACGAAACAGTCCGACAACGCGGCTCGAATTACCCGCTTCAGAGGCTCGGCGGAAGGACCCGCGACCCTCACCCTGCCTATTTTTTGTGCAGTGCATCAAACCTTGACCTCCAGGCCCAGGGCCATGCGCGCGGACTTGCCGGCGTAGTACGAGATGCTGGTGTCTCCACACTCCATGCGGGCCACAATGCGGCGTGCCCAATCCTTGCCGTCGTTGCGCTCCTGCAGGTTGACCTTCACAGGCGGAGCGGCCACTGGCGCGGGCAAGGCAGACAGGCCCTGCTGCTGGGCATAGGTCTGGCGCGGCATGACTGCATCGCACATCTGCTCGAACTGCGGCAGGTTGGGCGGGAAGTCGGGGTGCTCGGCAGCCAGGCGGGCGGCCGCGGCCTCCACCACGACGCCCGAGAAGCGCGACAGCTTGGCATCCCAGACCTTCATGGCCGAGATGGTCCCCTTGTCGTGCTTGCCAGCCATCTGGCCCGTGGCGAACTTGCTGGTGAACAGGCTGCCGTAGGAGCCGTGCAGCAGCATGAACAGCTTGCGGATCACGAGGCTGACCGCCTGCAGCGTGGCCTCTGCAGCCTCCTCGGCCGGGTCGCGATATGCCTGCGGATCTCGCATCGCATGGTCTGCCAGGCTGGCAACGTTCTTCATTCCCAAACTCCGTCGAAGATCGTTGCGGCCGCAGCTGCGTGTTTGTTCGCGTTGAACGCTGGCGCACGACCACCCGCCGGTGCTGCCGCGGGTCTGAGCCATGCGGCCTGCAGCCCTTGCGAGCCGCGTATGCACCACAGCTGCAGAAAGGCCTCCAGCGTCATGCCGGCCTTCGCCGCCTCTGCCTTGGCGCCCTTCAGCACGGTCTCCGTCACCGGCGCCCGTTTGACCTTGCGCAGCTGCAGCCAGTCGGCCCAGGTCTGGTCGGTCACGTCCTCCGGTTGGGCAACAGGTCCTGCGCGCTCAAGCGCAGGTGTGCTGGTTCTTTGATGGTTCCTATGACGGTTCAATGATGATTTGGGTGCGCCTGGTTCACCCCTGGGGTGCGCCTGGTGCGGGGGTACAGGTGCGCCTGGTTCACCACCTGGTGCGCCTGGTGCGGGGGGTGCGCTATCTGCGGGGGGTGCGCCATCTGCACCACCTGCCTTGCTCCGGCTGCGACCGGCAGGTGCCTTCGTCGGGTCAAAACTGCCTGGTGTGATGGTGTAGCTGGTGCTGGCATTCAGACGATATTCCCGAAAGACCAGACCGACCTTCTGCAGCCAGGACAGCGCCTCTTGCACGGCCCGCTCCGACAGGCAGGTACGCCGGGCAATGGTGCCGACACCGGGCCAGCACACGCCGTCGTCATTCGACTGATCCGCCAGCGATATCAGAACCGCCTTTTGCGCTGCAGACATGCCCTGCAGCGGCCAGCAGGCCGACATGATGATGGTGCTCATACTTCTCTCCCGATCAGGCCAAGGCCGTTTGTCGCGCCTTGCAGCGCACAGGCATCACGTCACGCTGGCGCGGCGACAGGCTGCAGCGGCGAGCGGCGCCCTCCTCCAGCCGTCCGGCAGCCAGCAAGGCATTGACCGTGCTGGCCACGCTGCACAGCTCCAGCCACTCGCCCGTCTGGGTGTTGTGGTAGTCGCGCAGTTCGCGCCGGCTCATGTCGCGCACGCCTTGCTGGTGGGCATGGCGCAGCGACTCGTACAGGCGCTCGTGCAAACGGCGGCGCGTTTCATTGCCCAGAGCGGCAAACGCCTCGGCGCTGGTGTCGCGCCCAGTCACTACGGGTTGGGATTGCTGCATGGTCAAACCTCCTGATATCTGCACAGGCGGCTTCGCGCCTGCGCTCAAATTCGTTGCTGGGTTCATGGAAGTCATACGCCTGCGGCTTCGCGCAAGCGGTAGCGGATACGGCGCTCCAGATAGGCCGTGGCGTCGGCGCGCTTGGCCACCTTGTCCATGTCAAAGCGCGGCAGGTAGCCACGCCCTGGCCGCACAAACATCAGCACCGGGCGCACATCGGCACCGCCTGTGCCGCTGGCCGCCCAGATGCCCGGGGCCAGGTGCGCCGTGCGCTCGTCCTGCTCACCCTTCTGGGTGATGCGCGGGCCACCGCGCGTCTTGCCGTAGGTCACGAAATAGCGACGGCCCGCCTGCTTCTTCGTGCCGCGGTGCACGCGCAGATAGCCCTTGTCGCTCATATTGGCCTTGTAGCCCTGCTCGCCAAACGCCTGGAAGTAGCTGATCAGTTGCACCAGAAACGGCCCGCGCAAATTGCCCTTGCCGTCATCGCTGCCGGGGTATGGCCCGCCTTCTTCATCGCGCGGAATGGCAGTCTGATATCCGGCAGGCAAGATGCCCGCACGTTTGAGCGCCACCTCGCTGCGCTTGTCGCGCCGGCGGCCGCCCCAGGTCTGGGCATCCAGAATCTTTTGCGGATCGATCCCCTTGCCGCCCATATAGGTCGGCTCGATCGTCACGCTCAGCTTGGCGGCCGTGGCCATGCGCACAAACGGGCTGCGCAGGATGTAATCCGTAGGCCGGTCGAACACCGCGCGCATCTCGTCCTGCATGGCACGGCGGATCTCGAAGCCCGTATCGTTCAGCGCCTTGGCATAGGCCTTGGCGGCCTGTGCGCCCGTCAGGCCGTGGATCTGCCGCAGCAGCTCCGCCTGGTTCAGCACCCGCGCGCTCAGCTGGATATGCATATCAGCCCTCCTCCACCTGCGCCGGCACGCGCGCTGCCGCCGTGGCCAGCAGCTGATTCAAGGCAGATATCAGCTCGTTGTAGCGGTACTGCAGCCGCTTGATCTCGTTGCGGCTCACCATGGCCTTGCCGCCACGAAAGGCGTCTGCCGCTGCGGACGTGAACTCGCCCACCTCCTGCTGCAAGGCCACAAACGCCTCCACCGGGTCGCCCGCGGCTTGGTCTGGCAGCGCGGGCACGCAGGTGTAGCCCAGAGCCGCCGCCATGGCATGCAGAATTGCCGGGTTGCCCGACATCACCTGCAGCGCTACAGACTCGCGCAGCGTCAGGTGGTGCGTCGTGTTGTTCGGGTTCAGCTTGTTCTGCAGCGTATTGGCGCTCACGCCCATGCGCTCGGCCAGTACACGCACACCGCCCGGGTGGTTGTGTGCGATCAGGTATGCCGCATCCGTCACATCGGCCGGCATCCGCATGTCGTTTTGACGGCCTGCTTCGCCATTGTTTGCGTGGGGAGGGAAAGAGACACTGCTTCTCATGACCACACCTCACTTCTCAGGCGCATCGCTGACGGTCGCTGCACAGACAGCCAAGCAAACCCCCATCGCCGCCACACCCGAATGGGCCCACGCCATGGAGCTGCTGCTGCAGCAAATCGTCTTCGTCCTAGACGTCGAAGGCCGCGACAGCTTCACCACCCGCAAAGTCGCCCGCTGGAACAACCAGTGCATCCACGAAATGCTGCGCACCGGCAGCGTGCCCATGCCCGTCATCGAAGAGCTGCAGCGCGTGGCCGTGCGGGTGCTGACGTGAGGCTTCGGGGCCGAAATGAAACTTCCCTTGCTCTTGGATACGATGGCTGCACTACCAGTGATATCAGAGGGAACAAGAGTGAAACGAGACATGGACTTGATCCGGCGCATTGCGCTGGCCACAGAAGCATTGCAACCCGGGGAAGCGCTCAACAAGCTGGATGGGGTCGAAGAAGAACTGTTCGCCATCCACGCGCAATGGATGCAAGAGGCGGGCCTGCTAACAGCCACACTCCATCCAAACGACGGACGTGCGCCAGCAGACTTCGCCCAAATTTGGCGGCTTACCTGGACAGGCTGCGAATTTGCAGAAGCTGTACGAAGCGACACTCTTTGGAAAAAAGCCAAAGAGAACGTAATGAAGCCATCCATGTCATTCACCTTCGACGTCTTGAAGGAGTGGCTCAAAACCGAGATCACGCAAGGCCTGCCTACCATCCGAGCTCTGGGCCAGTAAATCTCGCAGTTCCATGGCAGCGGCCAAAAAGCCTGCTCGAGCAGACCCCTCCTCCCTTGCCACATCCGTTGGACAGGCAGGAAATGCAATGTGTGAACCAGCTGCAATGAACCAACGAGCAGCACATGCAGCCACCGCAGCAGGCTGCAATCCATGTAATTTCAACGTGGCTTGAGCACAGATAGCGCCGGCCTGATTGCGGCGACGACGAGAGATGCGCTTAGCCATGAGCAGCCTCCACCTCAGCTTGCCCCAGCCTTTGCCCTGCGGAGGCACTCCAGATCGAAAGCATCTCTGGAGTCACCTGATCGCGAAGGAAGTAGGACGCATACACTGGGTCGCAATGAATTGCGTCATGCTCAGCAAGTAAATCTCCCACCTCGCTGAACACCTGCAACACCTCGCGCCGCCTATCACCCTCGCCCCGAACAAAGACCACCAAAATCACCTTAGCCAAACGAACCGACAAAGGATCAGCACATGAAGCAGTCATTGGAAAAGACCCTCTCTATCTGCAATGAAATCGAGGAACTGCTGACCAATGCCATGCCCCAAGCCGATGACATGCGCCTGCGCCGCATCAAGTTTCTGGCCAACGAGCTCATGGGGTTTGATTCGTACATCACCCGTAATGCCTCTCGGCTGGCGAGCCGTGCAGGCATCTACTTCAGTGCCCGCAAGCACCAAACCGAGCAAGGCGGCGCAGACGGCGTCATGCGAGAGATGCGCTACAGCTTGTTGCGCGCCATACGCGACCAAGCAAAAATTCTTGAACATGGCATGGCATAACTCAGCCATGAGCAGCCTCCTGGCCGGATTGAGGCTGTGAAGCCAGCTCAGGCCAGAACTGCAATCGAAACACCGCAGGAAACGCGACCTTCACTGCAGCCGGAATCCCGCGCTTTTTCCAGTTGCACACGCGGCGCACACCTTTTGCGCCGGCGAGGCCAAGCAGCCGGGCAAATTTCGCCGGGCCTCCATGGTGAGCAATGAGTTCGATATCGGTCATCTCCCAATGCTACACATTGAGTGTATTTTTATCAATCTTTTTGTGTAGCCACAGATTGTGTAATTCCAGAACAATCCGCTTATGTCAAAAGAAAAGCACCCAACCTTCGAACGACTGCTAAGTGCAGCGCGCGAAGTCAATGCAGAAATCAGCGGCCCACAGAAGCTCGCAGATGCAATGAACGAGTCCGCTCAGACCGTCACCAACTGGGGAACTCGTGGCGTCTCAGCCAAGGCAGCTGCCAAAGCGCAGAGCTTGTTTGGAGTTTCGTCCGCCTACATCCTGGAAGGCTCCGGCCCTCGATTTGTACGGGCAGCGTTGAGCGAAGACCTGACGGAGGTCTTGCCAGCAATAGAACCTCGCGACCTGATTCGAATTCCCCTGCTGGCCAACAGCGGCAGCATGGGCAAAGGCAATGACACGCTCGATGCGGACTATGTGGTGGGCGACCTGGCCCTCTCCGCGCACTGGATCAACCAGTACATCAAGCCCGGCAATATCCAGGAACTGAAGTTCATTCATGCCCAAGGCGAAAGCATGTCGCCCACCTTCAGCGACGGCGATGTGCTGCTGGTCGATGTCGGCTCGCGCGACCCCGCCAGCCATGAAGGCGTCTATGTGCTGGATGTACACGGCCAGACCTATATCAAGCGCGTTCGCATGCGCATGACCGGCTCGCTGGAGGTCAGCTCGGACAACCCCAACATCAAGACCGTGGACGAGCTGAACGGCGATCACCAAGTTCGCGTGCTGGGCCGTGTAGTTTGGGCATGGAACGGACAGAAGCTGTAGCCCTTCCAATTGACCGGAAAACCTCAAACCAGCCACGGCTTCAATTAAATTAAGTATTCAACGCCTTTAAATAATTAATCGCATCAATCTGAAATTCGTCATCAAAATCTCGTTACTAAATGAGCAACAATAACGATACTGAATATTACGAGACATTCTTCGGCCTTTAATTGCTGTACACGACAAAAGAGAAAATATAATAATTTATGTCTAACTTACAATCCAGTCACATCCCCAGCGTTGAATATCTGGCCGTTGTTGAGAGTTTTGCCGTTAACCCAGATGGCAGCCTCAACAGTGAAGAATTAACCTGGATCGTCGATGCAGTTCCAACATCGGCGCTCAATCGCTTAGCAAGAGAACTCACCGATAGCAGGGAGGAAAACTACCGATCCCGCATCGACTTTTTGACACTAATCGTCCAAGCTGATAACCGACTGATTAATGCATTTAATTCCGATGGATTTATCAGCATAAAAGTCACCCAAAGAGCTCCGACAAGCCAAGTAGAAATTCTTGCGTTTGCGACCAATTTGAACGACAGCGACAATGAAGACTTACCGTTTTCTATTCAAATTAGCCAAAGACCACCTAATCGCAGGCACGTCAGAACGCTCCAGCAGTTAGCCAAGTTCAGTCACATCCCTGATGCAACGGACTTTTCTGACTTTGAAATAGCTGACAACCAAGGCACAGCAGTCGCCGTCTATGACGTGGGCCAAGCCAGTATGTGTGCAGTTGTCGATAGCGCTGAACACCCATTGATTTTCTTCGACCTCGGTTGGCCTGCATCTTTCAACAAAATTTCGAAACCGAGCACCGACTTTGCACCCCTAAAAGCCGGAAGACCTATGGCTCCTGTAGTGTTATCACATTTGGACTGGGATCACTGGGCATTTGCACACGCATCCGGCCGGGCCACTTGGAATTCCCAACTAGGAGCCTGGACAACAACACCCAAATATCGCGCAGAGGCACTTAACCGGAAATGGCTTTTGAGACGACCCAAGTACGCTAGCCACAGCTTGGGACCAAGTCACGTTCATTTCATCCAGGAACTGGGTGCAAACAGAGTACTTCAATTTTGGCCATCAAAACGGAAAAGACTAAATCTCGGGGCAGTGACTATCTTCCCTTGCAATCCACAGAAAGGCTCGAAAAAATCAGCCGCTTTCCTGCGTAACAATCAAGGACTAGCCATGCTTGTAACCCACAAAACTGGCGCCAGGGTTCTTCTACCTGGAGACGCGGATTACCCTTCAATCCCTACTTTTGCCACCAAAGGACTGACTGGCTTGGTAGCGTCGCATCATGGAGGTAAGGTCCAACCAGGTTCAATACCCAATGCAGTGGGCCATGGACGCATGGTGATGTCAGTGTATGAAGGCTGCTACCCAAGCATTCCGCATGCGGATACAACCGATGAGGCTGAACAAAAGGGATGGCAAATCTTAAGAACCGATGACCGCTGCAATTGCTTTAGGAGCAGCAAATCTTTCAGTTGTGGAAATCGATTAATCCGACTCGATGTCACGCCGATGTGCACATGCATGCGCATTCCCAACCATTGTGCTTGCATCAGATAGGCACCATGCACTTTTCGTGCATTCTTGCAAATGCGTTGAAGAACTAGATAAGCGCGTGAATTGAGCCGTCTTGCCCCTAATTTTTAGCCATAGCCCCGGCAGCAAGACATGTATGCATCACAAGCCCACGTCTATGTCATCGATTGGCCATTTTCACTGCAGCGCCAACATATTTATCGAAATTTAATTGACAGCAATCAGTGGAAGCGGACCTTGCCATCCTCAGCCCGCACCAGCGGGCTTTTTTACGCCCACATCACTCCAACTACACAAAAAAATCACGCAAATACACAAAACGTGTTGACACGGATTTACACAATTGGTGTAATTCATCCATCGCAACAACCACCACAGCACGCCCGAGCCGGTCAACACAGGGGCCAATGCCACCAACGCTAGCGCGTAGTTGACATCAAGGGAGTGCAGCAAAGGTTGCAGACGCGATGGGCGCCACGGTATCGGCCGGGTCACACCCGGTCTTTCAAAAGTCGCATGCCCATGTAGTTCGCCCCACCCAAGCGGAGCGTCCCCGGGCACCATCGCATCAGCGGGCACGGCCGCTGCTCTGCGCGGCATCCCTGCCGTATCCAGCCGCCAAAGGGCGTACACGGTCAAAAGGGTGAGGCGAATGCGGCCAAGAGCAAGAACGGCAACGCCGGTTGGAATCCCGGCACCGCCCTCCCCGAGCGCATCGGGGCCAGACCAGAGCGCCTTGCACCAGGGCGCTGCGGTTTGAACGGTTTTCGCCGAGCCAGAGGCTTCTCCTCCCTCCACTTCACTTCCTCTGGCATGCCTGCAAGGGCATCGGCTCTTTATTCACGGCCTGCGCCAGTCAACGGCTGCAGCCGCCAATCTCCCAAGCCCGCCAGCAACCGCTGAGCGGGCTTTTCTTTTGCCCTCAACCGGAGAACCCATGCAAGCAGCTCGCCCCACCTTGCCCAGCGTGCCGATCACCAGCGCGGCATTTCAGTACAGCAACTCGGCCAGCACCAACATTGCCGACACCTTCGCCAAGGCCCGTGCACGCATTGCGGCCGAGCAGGCGGCTGCGACCAGCAAACCACGGCACCGCAGCCAGCATGGCCCGGCCCTGATGACCATCAACCGGGTGCGCGCCGGCACCACTAACCACCTGAACCTGCCGCTTTTCGAGGAGCAGTCGCCATGCGCATCTTTGTTCTGAAATGCGGCTGTGTCTCCATCCAACACACAGCCCGCAGCGCCGCCGAAGCGTTTGACCACGGCTTTGCCGAGCTGGGCCACCTGGGCTTGGGGATCTCCTGCCGATGCATCCGATAGACACCGTGCTGCACGAGCTGCAGCACCGCGACCGCCAGCGCAGCCGCCTGCTTCGCGCTATGGAAAGCAAAGCATCTACCGCCAGCCCAGCAAAGCTATCGGTATCAAACTACTTTCAAACGCAGCTAGAGCAAGCGCAACGCGCTCACAAATTCAGAAACCACTACCCAAACAAAAGCCCGCAAGGTTCCAGACCCGGCGGGCTTTTTTGATCACCAGGGACTCTTGATCAACGGCACCTCAGACCGCGACGAGCTGCGAGCGACTGCTCAGGAGATCGTAAAAACGCTTTAGATATGCAGCATCGCCAGCCCGCCCACGCCAAGGCCGAGCGCGGCCACGCCGAGCATCCCGTATTCAAGCCACTTCTTCTTGGTCAGCAGTGCAATGGCTGCGAGGGCAATGGCGACCTGGAGCGCCGTGGTGGCCTGGGCCCAGCGGTGATGCAGGTGCATCTGCATCTCGGACTGCTCGTCCCAGTGCCGGGCCTCAGCTTCCAGGCGCTCGGCATCGCGCTTGATGTCATCCTTTTCCTTCTCGTAGCGCTCCACCTTGGCCTGGTAGGCTGCCCGCTTGTCCTCCGTGGCCACCAGATCGCGCGCGAACTCGGCCATCGATTGCTTGGTGCTCTTGGCCTGGTAGAAGGCCCACTGATTGGCCGCCTCGGTCTTCTTGATGGCTGCGTCGTTTTTGTACAGCCCGGCATTGGCCTGGGTCGCACCGCCCATGTACGAGAAGATGGCGCCCACCGTGGCGATGACGGCCGTGCACATGGCGATCTGGTTGGTCAGGCTGCCGCCGCCGATGCCGTGGTGGGCGGTTGCGCCATGTTCGCCCTGGGCGGCATGTTCGAGTTCGTGATCGTGCGGGCCGTGGACGTGAAAGCCGTTGGAAGACATAGGTGCGAAATTCTTGATAGCAATGGGTGGCGCATTATGGGGCCGGTATGGCCGCAATCCAGGGCTTGAGAGCCGGCATCCCACTGACACCGTGCTGCACGAGCTGCAGCACCGCGACTGCCAGCGCAGCTGCTTGCTTCGCACTATGGAAAACAAAGCAGCTACCGCTAGCCCAGCATAGCTATCAGTAGCAATCTACTTTCAAACGCAGATAGAGAAAGCGCAGCGCGCTCACAAATTGAGAAGTCACTACCCAAACAAAAGCCCGCAAGATTCCATACCTCGCGGGCTTTTTAGCTTCAGGTAATTTCCACACCTGAACGTCTTGCGGCCTCGATCACCACCTGCAGCAAGATGTTCGTGTCCGGCTTCACCAACGGCAGCGTCTGCATAAAACTCAGCCGCCTGGCTCCTGATTCGAACAAACAAACGCACTCATGCTGAGGGTGCTGCGCCGACGCATACAAGATGCCATCGTAACCACCACCAAAGCACTCCTCAGCCAGCGCCTGCGTGTGCTGAATACGCTGCGACTGGAGAACCGGGTACTGCTCCTCAAACCCCCTAAGATCCACCAGCCGCAAAGGCTTCTTAGACATGAAAGTGCTCAGTGTCTTTAATCGCAGCTCCTCCAAAGGGACATGCTGTTTAAGCTCACGCCTGAAAACTGCCTCATACAACGCCGTCTCCGCACTATCTGCCAGATACGCCGTCACCCCAGTTGCCAGACAAAACCGCCCCGCCTTGATTCCTGCCGGAGGAAGAATCATGCGATTAATCTTTACGCTACCCTTTCGCGCCTTAAAACGTTGAACGCGGTGAAAAACCTGCCCTACGGGCAATTCAATGAATGGAACCTGGGTTACCGAAATTGTCATTTTTGAAGGTCATTTTTATCAATGTCCTTCTGCCTTGGCCAGTTGCAAGATACGCTCAGCAGATTCACCCTGTGCCAGCGCCACCAACGGTGTGCGGCGGTCAAGCGCCTCTTGTGAGTTTTCAAGGAACGCCAACAAGCTCCAGCTATCCGTAGTGCCCAGCGCTTCAAACAGTGGCTGAATCAACTCGAAGACCTGTGGTTCAAATTGCCACTTGGGCAGCTTGAAACCACGACGCAGGTTGGAGATGCCGATGCAGCGACCTTGCTTGATCCAAGCATTGATCGTCACACGCGACACACCGGCCAGCTCTGCAGCCTCGTCAGTTGTCAGCATATCGGCAGCAGCGATCCGGTTCTTCCGGAACTCCGCGCCTGAGCGCAACACTGCAGCGGATTGCGCAACAGTGGCATAAGGATCAGCTTTTGCGGTTGCCCTTCCCTTAGTATCTGCCTCTGTAAAAGCAGAAAGATGAGTTAAAGAGTTAGTTAACATTCAACTTCCTTCTGCCATATTCATGGCGTATTTTTTTGATTTTCCTTGAAGGCATAAAAGAAGCCTTCACGAGGCAGCGCAAATGATCCAATCTTAAAGAAAATCTCTTCACTCAGAAATTTTATAAATCTCTTAAATTTCTTAAATAACAAGTACGAAAATAAATCAACAGAGAGCTTTTTTGAAAAAATTCCCAGATATTCGTTTGCTAAATTTTCAAAATCGCGCAATGCATCTTCATAGAACTTAGTTTTTCCTGTTGATGAGAAACCGGAAATGCAATGCACCCCATCAGAAAACAAATCGAACAAATCTATAAGTTCATTTTTTTGATTACGACCATCAGTGCATTTAGCAGGAACAATTTTCCCTTCACGAATGAGCTGCTCACGCAAGCTCTCCGCTGGATTTGGAGGTGATAGTGCTTCGGCTGTCATGGTGTTGGCTTCAAACCTGAGGTAGGTGACGGCTTGCGCCATGAGTTGAGGTGACACCATTGTGGCAAACCTCGCGAAGATCGTCAATCTCGTTAAGTTGGAAAAATTGGAACACTTTGCAAACCGCGATGAGTAGCGCTACACTTCACACCGTCACGCCAGTAAAGCGTGATCGGGATTGGCGTCCTGAATACTGCTTGCGGCGACAACAAAGCCGCATCTGCTCCGCAGCCGTGCGGCTTTGTCGTCTGTGGCCCCAGTTTATGGTGGCTCGGAGGGAGAGCCGCAAGGCTCGCCGGTTAGCGCAAGCGGTCCCGGTACGCCAATCTCTTCGAGTCACCGCCCTTTGGTTGGCGTCAAGGGTCGGTGGTTGTTGCAAAAATGACCGCAAGGAGGCCGTAATGGCTGATACCCTCAATGCACGCGCTGATGCGCTGTCTTTTCACTCCACCACTTTCGGCATCGTTGACCACCAAGGGCAGCCTTGGCTGAAGGCCAACGAGATTGCCCAAGCTCTTGGGTATGCCGATGAGAGCGCAATCAACCGCATCTATGCACGGCGATCCGACGAGTTCACGGATACGATGACCTGCTCGGTCAAATTGACCGACCAGATACAGACTCGCGAAGTCCGCATCTTCAGCCTGCGCGGCGCGCACCTTCTGGCCATGTTTGCCCGCACGGCCGTGGCCAAGGAGTTTCGAGCGTGGGTGCTGGACTTGCTTGAGCAGCAGACCGACGACAACGCCCCGCAACGCGACGTTCACCTCGTCGAGCATGCCCACCAGTTGGCCCATGCAGCCACGCTGCAGGTCTATCAGGCCGTGTTTGATGCCGTGATGCTGGAGGGCGAAGCACCCCACTCCACGCGCATGCTGCTGTCTTTTACCCGCGGTGCGGGCGGTGCGATGAACCCGCATGTGCAGCCCATCGAGGCTGGTGCCATGGTGATGACGCTGGCCCAGCTGACCCAGGCGGTACGCACCGACCTGATCGTGAGCGACACCACGCTAGCGCGGCTGGCGGCGGCCTGCACCCAGCGCATGGCCACGCGCGCCGAGCTGCAAGCGCTGCGGCAGGCCCAGCCCGACCAAACCGCTCAGCCCGCTCAACCCAGCCATCAAGGCCGTCTGCAGCTGCAGTAGGTTTATCAATTTCATAGCTGCCAGCGCTTGATACATCAACGCTAGAGCCTGATTTCATTCAAACCCAAGCCCGCCCGGCCCACGCCGCGCGGGCTTTTTTCATTGCCGAGAAAGGAGGCATTCATGCGCCATACCGGAACGCTTTTCCTCAGCCGCACTCCGCCGCAGGCCAGCACGGCACTGTGCGGTGCTTTTCAGCTGCAGTTGCTGCTGCTGGACCGCCTGGGCCCGCACCACACCGAGCCATGGCGCGCCACCTGGACGGGCGTGACAGCGCAGCGCTTTTGGCAAACACACCATGCCGCGCTGCTGCCCGGCGCCGCCCTGGTGGTGGAGCTGGAGCGTGCCCGCATTCACACACTGGCCTGCCGCCCGCCACGTAGCGAGGTGCATGCCCGTGTCGTTCACTGCGCACTGGTGCCGGCGCGCAGCCAGGAACCTGCCAGTGCTTCAGCGCGGCATGGCCACCCACAGCACGCGATGTGATCAGCTCCATCGATCGAGCAACCCGAGCCCTGCCACTGAGCGGGCTTTCTGTTTTCTGGAGACCCGGTCCATGGCCACAAAGCACGTCATTTCTGTTTCAGGGGGCAAAGACAGTACAGCATTGCTGGCTCTTGCGCTTAAGCGCTGTCCTGCCAAAAGCGTTGTACCGATCTTTTGCGACACGGGTAACGAGCATCAGGCCGTCTATGACTACCTGATCTATTTGGAGCAAGCGTTGGACGTGAAGATAGTGCGCCTGCGTGCCGACTTCGCAGCCCGTTTTGCCGTGCGCCGCATGTTCATCGCTCGAGATCAGCGCACGAGGCGCGACAAGTCGGGCCGAAAGGTTCGCTGGAGCAACAAAGCAAAGCGCCGCGCCCTTGCTGCATTGCATCCCTCCGGGAATCCGTTCCTCGATCTCTGCATGCTAAAGGGCCGCTTTCCAAGCCGCAAAGCCCAATTCTGCACCGAGGAGCTGAAGCGGAATATGGCCGTTGAATTCCAGTTGGCTCTACAGGATCAGGGACACCGAATTGTCAGCTGGCAAGGGGTCCGCCGCGATGAGTCGGAAGCTCGCAAGTGTGCCAAGTTGATAGAGCGCATTGGCCCAGGTCTTTGGGCGTTCCGTCCACTGGTTGAATGGAGTGCGGTCAACGTTTTTGCCTACTGCGCAGAGCGAAGCATCCAGCCCAATCCGCTCTATCTGCAAGGCGCTAACAGAGTGGGTTGCATGCCATGCATCAACTGCAGCAAGTCCGAGCTTCGCCAAATCGCACTGCGATGGCCGGACCACCCCAAACGCATCAGCGAATGGGAACACGCAGTCAGCCAGTGCAGCAAACGTGGCTTCAGCACCTTCTTTGCCGACAGTCACAAAGCCAAGGACAGACGCAAAGTGTTTGCAGATCTGAATGTCTGGACACGAATCGAGTGGGCAAAGACAACCCATGGAGGCCGACAGTTCGATCTGCTGGCCCAGCTTGATGAGCCCCATAGCTGTGCATCGGCCTATGGGCTGTGCGACTAACCCCAACCCAACCCGCTACTGAGCAGGGCTCTTCTTTTTAAGGAGGTATGACATGGACTCTTTTCTGACCGCCACCCAGCCGCCACCAGTCTTTCTGGCACCGGATCGCTTTGTCACCATCAAGATTTTTGCGGCCATCTCGGGCTTCACCGAGAAGGCCATTCGCCGAAAGATCGAGAGCGGTGTCTGGATCGAGCGACGCGAATACTTCAGGTCGCCCGACTCGCACATTTTTATCGACCGTGAAGGAGTCCAGAAATGGGTAATGCGCGGGGTGTAGAGATCCGCGAGAGCGGCATTCGGCTCTCGTTCGCCTACCGGGGAGAGCGCATTCGCCGCACTCTCCTGGTGGAGGGCAAGGCCATTGCGCCAACGCCGGCCAACATCAAATACGCCATCCGGCTGCTTGCCGAGATCAAGCTCAAAATCCGCGCGGGCAACTTTGTGATGCGCGAGTACTTTCCGGAAGGCGGCACGGTGGCCGCCGGCACGACCGTGGCCCACCAGCTGGATCATTGGCTGTCGGTGAAGGTGGCAGAGAATTCGACGCTGGCCGGCTACCTGAGCGCGGTCAAATTCTGGAAGCCGTTCATCGGCGAGAAGCAGGTCTCGGCCCTGAAGCATTCGGACATTCTTCGCGCCATCAAGACCCGGCCGGATCTGAGCGGCAAGACCGTCAACAACTATGTGTCCGCCCTCAGGTCCGCGATGGACCTCGCCGTGCTCGACAAACTGCTGACCGAGAACCCGGTCGCGGCGGTCCCCAGCGCCAAGTGGCAGCGGGAGCCGCCCGACCCGTTCGACCGCGAGGAAGTCGAGCAGATCATTGACTACGCGCATGCCAAGTTTGCGCCCACGGTCGCCAATCTGATCACGTTCCGATTCTTCTCAGGCCTGCGCACCAGCGAGATGGTGGCCCTGCGCTGGCACAGCATCGACTGGAACAAAAAGCAGGTGCTGATCCACGAGGCGGTCGTCAAGGGCCTGCGCAAGCAGACCAAGACGAACAAGGCCCGCCTGGTCAGCCTGAACAGCCGGGCCCTGGATGCCTTGGAAAGACAGAAGGAACAGACCCCGAGGGCGCATCTCGGCAGCATGGCCGGTAACGTCATGAGCCAGGCCGCGCCCAAGGATTCGCAAACGATCTTCGCCGACCCGACGCACGGCGAGCCATGGGCAGACGACAAGCGGTTTCGCAACCCCTTCTGGGTGCCGATGCTCAAGGCGCTGGGCATTCGTTACCGGCCGCCCAACCATATGCGCCACACCTATGCGACGATGCTGCTCATGGCAGGTGCCACGCCGGCCTATGCGGCCAAGCAGATGGGGCATTCAGTGGAGATGTTTTTGAACGTCTATTCCAAGTGGCTGGACGACGCTCAAGGGGATATAGAGCAGGCGAAGCTTGAGTCCTTCATCGGACAAAACTCCCCAGGAACTCCCCTGAAAAAACAAAGATCACGATAA